CAATTTTGAGTAATGTGGGTTATTATCAATTAACAACTAGTCAACAGAACATTTACAGAAAAATAACTTCAAGTTCGACATATACGCCGAATCAGTATGATATATACGCTCAAATAGATAGCACTGGTTCGGTTTTGACATTTACAATTCAATTCCAAGATTTATCAACAGCACATCCAGGAAATCCTTATTCTAATGATTGGAATGTAGAAGGTACATTAACTAGTCTTGTACAAGGATATTATGCTACAGGATCTTATGTAAGTGTTACTCCTCCATCTGTGAATAATGCCAATCCTATAATTTCCTAATAAGGTCAATAATGGCAAGTGTCGGATCAAAAATATTAGCATCGGATTACAATGCAGTACAGACAGCAATTGCCAATGTTCTTGGTACAGGCTCGGGTACATTTGGTTACGGACAATCACTAAGTAGCAGCTCTATTAGTGGCAATCCTAAAATTACAGCAACACAATGGAATAATTTACGTAGTGATTTAGTTGCTGCTTACACACATCAAAATTCCCCAGGCAGTTTAAGTATTCCTTCGGTGGTTCCTGTCGGCGGATCTATAAATTATTCAGATTATATTAAATATCAAGCTCTTAGTTCTGCATGTACAACAAATGCAAACGCTGTGCCTACAAGTAGTAATGCATCTTATGTTGTACTTTCTACAGGCACAAACACCACGCCTTGGAATAGTAGTAAAACTCATACCGTTACTTTAACATTTTCAAGTCAAAATTCTGCCAGATATTATTTTAATGCTGGGGGATATATTACATTTAGTGCAAGTTTGATAAATTATCCAGGTTATCCAGGATTCGGATCACCGGATGGTAGCTATTCAAAAAACAGCGATTGGAATACATTGTTAAATGGAGTAGGTACTATAACATTCAATTATAATTATACTACTACTAGTAATCCAGGTGGATCTAATCAGACAATTTTGAGTAATGTGGGTTATTATCAATTAACAACTAGTCAACAAAATATCTATAGTAAAATAACTACCAGCTCTACTTACACACCAAATCAATATGACATTTATGCTAGTGTAAATGGCGGTGGAAATGTCATTACATTTAGCATACAGTTTAAGGATCTTTCGACTTCATCAGGACACGATCCATCTTATGCAATTGATGAATATATAGAAGGCACATTAACAAGTTTAGTACAGGGTTATTACGCATCTGGAACTTATGTATCAGTAACTCCTCCCACAGTTTCCTACACTTTTGTTTGATATAAACAAAGCGATTTATTCATTATTCTGATATAACTCAGAAAATATTTAAAGAATTCCCTTGACAAGATAATTAAAGTAGTGTATTATCAACATTACGGAGTTTATCTATGGATGAGAGAATTGAAAAAGCGTTTGGAGTAGCCAACTTTATGGCTACACTATCAAATCAAAAACGCATAATCTTAGAAGAATACAATCAACAGTTAATACACTATGTTGATGGTGCAACATTTAAAGTTGGTCCAGAACTTATAAGTTTTATTAAAACACTGGTTGATTTAAAAAATACAAAAAATATAGTACTTGTAGATGATAATAATCTTCCTGTTCTAATAACAGATTTAAAAATATTTTTAAAAGACATAGTAGAAGTATACAATACAGCAACTGCTGAATACGCTGATCGTTATAATGAAATTAAAATAAAAAGAAAAGTTGTGGATATTGTTAATCTATGAGTAGTGCTAAAGGTATTGTAATTTTTGCTCAAAATAATCCTCAAGTTGATTATGTTAAGTTAGCTATATTTGCCGCTAGACAAGCGCAACGACATTTAAATTTGCCTGTGAGCTTGATTACAGATAGTAAAGGTTGGTTAGAACGCAGTCATACTGATCATCCTTTTGATCAAATAATTGAAATTGAATATAATCCGTTAGTGCAAAAACGCAGATTTAACGATGGCGCTCTTAGTGGCAAAGATTTAGAATGGAGAAATTATGCTAGAAATCAAGCATATGATCTTAGTCCGTACTATCGCACTTTAGTAATTGATAGTGATTACATTATCAATAGCACAATGCTTGCTCAGGCATTTAAGAAAGACAATGATTTGCAAATCTATTCATCTAGCATGGATTTGGCTGGTTGGCGAAATACTGATGAGTTTAAAAGAATTAATCCTTATAGTGTCAAATTTTATTGGGCAACAGCTTTTTTATTTGAAAAAACTCCTTTAATGCAAAGTTTTTTTGATATAGTTGCTTATATAAAACTTAATTGGAATTATTTTAGAGTATTGTATGGTATTGATACTAGTTTATATAGGAATGATTATGCTTTTAGTATTGCAATTAATATTATGAACGGTAAAACAAACGGATCATTTGCGGTAGAATTGCCAGGCAATATGATTTATACAAAAGATACTGATATACTTGTTAGTGTAAAAGATGATGTACTTTCTTTTTTATTAGAAAAGAAAGACTTTCCAGGAGAATATATAGCCGCTAAAACTAAAGGTTTAGATATACATGTTATGAATAAATTTAGTTTAGGTAGGTTCATCGATGGAGGTTCTGGTGTCTAAAGGATTTGTTGTTTTTGCTCAGAATACTTCTACAGTTGATTATATAAGACAGGCTTATGCGTTGGCTTTAAGTATTCGATTATCACAATCTTCTGTTACGAATATTTCATTAATTACTAATGATCGAGTACCTGAAGAATATATCTCAGCATTTGATAAAATTATTCCTATACCGTTTGTTTATTCAGAATCTAGTGGTCCATACCAAACAGAAAATCGTTGGAAAGTCTATTATGCCACTCCATATGATGAAACAATAGTATTAGATACTGATATGTTATTATTAGAAGATATAAATGGCTGGTGGAATTACTGTAAAAATTATAATATTAAATTTACTAATCGAATCCGTAATTTTAAAATGGAACCTGTAGTAGATATTGTTAATCGACAAGCATTTATAAGCAATAATTTAACCAGTCCTTACTGTGCATTATACTACTTTAAAAAGAGTGAATATAGTTATGAATTTTTTAAAATTTTAGAGTTTGTAACAAACAACTGGGAATGGTGTTGGACTAAATTTGCTCCTAATAGTTATCAAAATTGGATCAGCATGGATTTAGCAGTTGCTATTACGATAGAAATCATGTCTGCTCATGAAGAAGTTTTAGATGTAAATAATCCTATGGAATTTGTTCACATGAAATTGCCTCATGGAGGTAGTTGGCAATCTAATGTTTTAAGTAATTTTAATGGCAATTTAACTGTAGGTAATATGCGGCAGACGAAACTATTTCATTATGTAGAAAAAGATTTTTTAACAAATGAGATTGTTAATAAATTAGAGGAGTTAACGCATGTCCAGACGAGGTAAAAAATTAAAACAAATAGATGAACAAATTATCGTAGAACCAAAATTTTATGTTCACTATTTACAGGATGGCACAATTATTTCGTCTAATAATCATAGAGATGAGAAATATGAATTAGCTGTAGAAATAACATATGACCAACATCATAGATTAGTTACAGGTTTAGATAAATTTCTAGATTTCCGTGTAAGTACAGTAATAGATGAAAATGGAAATCCAGTTCCAGGGCTTGTGCCTATAAGGGTAATTGAAGAGCATAATTTTAAAAATCGTTTGTTGAAATGGATAGATAATAAAGATACCGACAATGCAGAAATAGAAATACACAGAGATGAATATAACAAGCAATGGCTATTTCTTGCATCCGATGACTTTAGAAAAAAATATTATGAAAATAAATTACCAATAGCTGATTTATTAATATTTGTTACATTAGGAAACGATCCAGATTTTTTAATTAGAACATTCAAAATGGAACTTAAAAAAATAGTTTTAGATAAATTAATTTTTCCGTATGAAACAAAATGGGAAGAAAATATAAATGAAATAGCCTTAACAACAAATCTAGCCAGCATTAAATATGCATTAAAAGTTTGGAGAACACGTGAACAATATTAAAGTAATTGAACAAGATATAATTTTTCTCAGTTATGATGAACCCAACGCTGAGAAAAATTACGCAGATTTGTTGACAAAAGTACCATGGGCTAAACGAGTACACGGAGTTAAAGGATCGGACGCAGCCCACAAAGCCTGTGCCGCTAAATGTGAAACTGAATACTTTGTTACAGTAGACGGTGACAATATTATTGATCCTGCATTTTTAGAAGTAGAAATTGATTTAGATGCATTAAAAGTTACTAAAGATTATGTGTTCAGCTGGTGTGGTAAAGTTCACGTTAATCATTTAATGTATGGTAACGGTGGTTTGAAAATGTGGACACCTAAATTTGTTAATAACATGCGCACACATGAAAATTCAGATCCTAACGATAAAAAAGGTCTGGTTGAATTTTGTTTTGATAACAAGTACTATCAGTTTAATGAAAATTATAGTGAAAGTTTTACAAATGCTAGTCCGTTCCAAGCGTGGAGAGCAGGATTCCGCGAAGGTGTTAAAATGAGTTTAGACCAAGGAGCTCGAGTAAAAGATGTTAAAACTGTATGGTGGCAAAATTATCATCGGTTATTAACTTGGTGCAATATTGGTGCAGATGTTGAGAATGGATTATGGAGCATATATGGTGCTAGGGAAGGTGCATACTTAACCAACTGTACAGATTGGGACTATGCAAATGTTCGTGACTTTGATTGGCTAACAGATCAATGGGAAACAACATACAGTAAAGTTTCAAACGATATGCTACGGCATGAAATATCTGGGTTAGGAGAAACGCTGAAACATGAATGTGGTTTAGAATTGTTTGATCCTTGTAAAGAATCTAGCAAATATTTTAAAACTGTGTTTAACAATAGCCCAAGAATAATTAGGAAAAGATAATGTACGATATTGTTTTTATAAGTTATAATGAACCTTTGGCTACTAGTAAGTATATTGATTTACTTACACAGTTTCCTTATCGTAGAATTATAAGAGTAAGTGATGTAAAAGGAATTCGAGAAGCACACTTGAAAGCTGCTAAACAAGTTACAACTAGTATGTTTTATGTTGTAGATGCTGATGCAAAGATACTTCCTAGTTTTAAGTTTGATGTAAAACTGCTACCTGAAGAAGAAGATATTGTGCATGTATGGCGTAGCATAAATCCAGTAAACGGATTAGAATACGGATATGGTGCAGTAAAGTTATTGCCTACACAGTTGACATTGAATATGGATTTTACCAACCCAGATATGACTACAAGTATCAGTAAACGATTTAAAGTTATGCCTGAGTTAAGTAATGTAACACAGTTTAATACAGACCCGTTAAGCACATGGCGTAGTGCATTTAGAGAGTGTGTTAAACTGTCTAGCCGGCTAATTGCAGGACAAGTTAATACTGAAACAGAAACAAGATTAGATGCGTGGTTATATATCGGCGGAGAAGAACCGTTTGGTGAATACAGCAAAGCAGGTGCTAGTGCAGGCAAGTGGTATGGCACAACATATCAAAATGATTTAGAGGCATTATCTAAGATAAATGATTACGATTGGTTAGAAACACAATTCAAAGAACATGTAAACCTATTTGATCCTAGTTTTTTTAAAGCACGGACTAAAGAAAAAATCACAGAAGACGATAGAGTAAACTGGTGGAGAGATAGTTTTAGAGAAGCTGCCACTACTACAGATGCAGATCGATTGCATGAATTAACTCATGCTGGAATTAACGAATATACTAGAAGTGGTGCTAGTGCAGGCAAATGGTGGGGAGAAACATATCGAAATGATTCAGATAAAATGAATCAAATACTAGATGATGAATTCTTAAAAGGAGAATTCTACTGGCATACCGAACAATATCCAGTGGAAAATTTTAAATGAGATCTGTAGTCATTGGGAAGATATTAGCGATAACTTTTGCACAAGCGATTGCAACTTCCTGATGCTCTTTTTGTGTACCATTAGCGCTACGCAATTCAATAAAATGAATCCAACTGCGCAATGTACCATTCATATATAAACGACTTTCGATAAGTCCTTCTGGCAATACAGCACGAGCTTGTTCTTTAGCAATACC